CTGCATCGTCTTCTGTGCAGGATGTTTCTTTGACAAAGAGACATTCTTATTTTAAGGATTGGCGGGTGCAGTATTCTTATCAAGTTCGAAACGGGAGCATCATTGAAAAGGAGGAAACTGTGAGTGCGATGTCTCCTATATCGGCGATGCGTGAAGTGTTGCAGAGAATGAAGAACAGTTTTCCTGACAATGCTTATATTGATAGGATAACTGTTAGGTTTGATGCAGAAGCTTCGGGAGTTAAGTTTAAGACGCCGAAACGTCGAAACAGGGATGGTAATGCATCTTCATCGGAGAGTGTTTCTTTTTAATTTGTCAAGCCTAGCCTGCATTGTTCAATGCAGGCTTTTTTTATTTATATTTCAAACTTTTTAGTATATGTTTGAAGAAGTATTTTTTCATCGGCAAAATCAGCAGAGCAATTTATATTTTATTTATATTTCAAACTTTTTAGTATATGTTTGAAGAAGTATTTTTTCATCGGCAAAATCAGCAGAGCAATTTATATTCTTTAGAAAGTTTTTTAAATTCTGATGTATATTTTCGTTTGAAGTCAATCATAGATGATTTAGATAAGAAGGCTATTTATTTGTATAGTCGGTGGGGAGATTACGTGTATTTTGTTTTTGATTATTTTGATTATTCTTTATGTTATACGAATGATTTGACAAATGAGTTAAGAGAGAAGATTGCTGATTTAGTTGATACGTTTGATATTTTTTTTGAGCACAAGCAATGTAGAAGAACTTTGGTGTTATGTCATGAGTTATATTTGCTTAATTTATTAAATCCATTTTTTTATGCTTATTTAGATTATGTTTCGAAAGATGTTTTTATGAGGGCTTTACAGGTTTATGAGTTTCTTTTGCTTTCGAATTGGAAGGATTTTGAGTTATTTGTTGAGAATAAGGTGGCAGAGAAGAACAAGCACAAGGATAAAAATAATTTTTATGTTCAGTTAGATAATTATATTAGCACTTCAGAGTTTAAGGAGTATTTATCTTTTTTTGAGAAGCCTAAAAAAATATCAGATTATTTGGTGTTTAAGAATAGAAAGTTTAATTTTTTATATTCTAAGATTGACAGTTTAATTGGTTTATCTTTATCTAAAAATTTTCAAGAGTATAGTTATTTTGATTATTTGCATCATGAATCAAAGGAAGGCGGACAAGATTTTATTTATTCAATCAGAAAAATTGATTGATATTAAATTATATGATGAATTATCTTTTTTTTACAGGAAGATTGTTTTTCCTGATACTTTTAATTTTTTTTTCTTTTTTCATGATTCTTTTAATTTTTGTGGTATTTTAGATTCTAATTTTACGTATATTGATAGGAATGTAGAAGTTTTTCCTTTTTTTTCTGAGATGTTATTAAATTATTTGTTAGTATCTTTTACAGTAAATGAAGATACGTTGCGACGTTATTTATCTAAGTCAAATTATATGCGTATATGTGGTTCTGGAGATGTTCACTATCATTTTTTTTCTATGAATGTTTTGCCTGTATCTTGTTCTGATGTTATATCGCACACTGAGCCTTTTCTTGTATACATTCCCAAGAAAACGTTTGTGATTGTTTCTTGTCCATTTGATGTTTTTGATTTGTTGTATGAACCTTATAAAACATATTTTCATGCTAATTTTTTTATTGTTCAATAATAAATAACGAAAATTATTGTCATAATATGTTCAAGGAGCTTGGTTCATCTTCTTTTCCGAGATTTTTAAGTTTAGATTTATCCACAACATCTTGCGGATATGTTTATTTTTATTTTTGTTATGAACAAAAAAAGATTTTAACAGAATATGGGTATGTAGATATTTCTAAGAAAGATAAGTTTTATGACAAGACAGTTTTTTTGGATGAGAAGTTAAATTTTTATTTCAATTCAATAAATTTTGTTGTTTTAGAAAATTATTTACTATATTTTTCAGCTGGTAAGAGTAATGCCAAGACGATAACAAATTTAGTATTTTTTAGTGGATATTTTGAAAGTTTTTTGAAGTTTTTTTACAAAAAAGATGTATATCGTGTTTCTCATGTATCTGCGCTTTATCGAACGATAAAAAATTATCGTAGAAAGATGTCTAAGGATGTAAGTATTTTTGGTGATTATTCATATGATAAAGGTTTATCTGTGTCGAAGGTTTTAGCTTTTAATTATATGTGTGAAAATATAGATTACAAGCCATTTTTTAAGGATGAGAAAAAAAAGTTTTTATCAAAATATAATTTTGATATTGCGGATGCGTTTGTGAATGGAGTATTTTATTTATATTCAATTAGAAATGAAGAGAAATCTAAGAAAATTAAAAAGGGAAAATTGTCATGAAAGAGCTTTTGACAACGATGAAGCCGATGCCGATTTATTTATCTCGGGATAACTTTATTTTAGCAATTCCATATGTGATTCGATATAAGAAAATGATTGAGCAATCGAAGTATTCTTTACGATTAGAAAACTTTTGTCGTTATATTTACACGTCTTCTGATTCGCTTTATCACATAGCGCCTTATATTGATATAAGACCTTGTATTTTATATGCGATTTATATGTGTGATGATTATCGTTTAAACAATCCTTTTATTACACTTGCTAAAGCGGCATATGAGTATTATTTTAACAAGAAAGTTATTCCTGCTGATTTTTTTATTCGTTATGGATTTCATTTGGAGACACGTTCATCATATTCTGAGTGTAGTTTAATTCGTTATTTAAATATTTTTGAAGCAATAAGGAAAGAAGTTTTGCCGTTTTTGTTGTTAGAAATGTCTAAGGAAAAGGCTGAAGAAATTGTTGATAAACTTTGTTTAAAGCAGTTTGATGAAAAATGGTTTGATGGTATGAAAAACAAGAAAATTGTTGTTTTACTTATTTCTGAGCTTTTTGAGTTGTTTCATTAATTTTCATTTGGAAAAAAATATGCAGCAAAACAACAATTTATATTTTTCTTATCGTGATATTTCGTTATATTGTATAGATTGTTTAGATTTTGATTTACCTGATGGAACGATAGATTTTGTTTTGACGAGTCCGCCTTACAATGTTGGGATAGATTATGGTGTTATTTCGGACAATTTGTCAAGTGATGAGTATTTAGATTTTTCGGCGAGATGGTTATCAAAATGTTTTTCTTGGGTTAAGTCCGATGGTCGTTTAGCGATGGTTATACCGATGAGTGTTAATTTAAATTCTAAGGCTTATCCCACTTTTGTTAATTTAGTTGAGATTGCTAAAAAAGTGGGTTGGAAGTTTTATACGGTAATTGTTTGGCACAAGAAAAGGGATTTTAAGACAGCTTGGGGTTCATGGTTATCAGCATCTGCGCCTTATCTTATTCCACCTGTAGAGGTTATTCCTGTTTTTTACAAAGATTCGTTCAAGAAGACAAGCGGGAGTGGTATATCAGATATAAAGAAAGATGAATTTCTTAAGTGGCATTATGCTTTATGGGAAATTAACGGTGAAAATCGTGCATCTATAAAACATCCTGCGCCTTTTCCAAAAGAAATTCCTTATCGTTGTATAAAGTTTTTTACTTTTTTAGGAGATACGATTCTTGATCCTTTTGCGGGTAGCGGAACAACTTTGATTGTTTTACAGCTTTTAAAACGCAAGTCTATTGGATTAGAAATAAATAAAGATTACTGTGAACTAGCTAAAAATCGTATTCTTGCTGAAGTAGATTCTTTAGAGTTTGTTTAAGAGTTAATTGTTAAAGTTTTAATATATGAATGATTTTAATGGTTTAATTAATTTTAGTTTAGATAATCATGATTATAAGGAAAGTGATAAAGAAAATAAGCAGGAAAAGATTTCTGATAAAGACAAAAATGATTTAGTAAGAGAGATTATTCAAGAAAAGAAGAAAGAAAAGAGAGGAAGAAAAAAACGTAACAGCAATGTTTCGGTTGATAATGAGTTTGAGCAAGGTGATACCAATATTTCAGTTCAGCGTAGAAGCAAGAAATTTTTTGATCAAGAAGTTCGGCGTTTATCTCCTACTGTTTTAGATATGGTTTTAGTTTATTTATTTATGGAGAAATATGGTGAGAAAATATTTTTTTTGCGTCGTTTTTTAGGTGATATTCGAATGAAAGAATTTGTTTATATGTTTGAAGGTGAGGTTATTCAGGTGCCTAGATTTTATGATTACACTAATTTTTTACTTAGTATTGATATAATTGTATATTTGTTAGCAAATCCTGACGGTGAACGCTCTGTTGATCAGATTTTGAAGATTGCTAAGAAGCATAATGTATCCAAAGATAAAATTATTGAGGAGATAAAAAATGTCAAAGAACGAGTTTCAAAGCTCAGAGAAGAAATTGTCTATTTCAGCTAATCAAGGTTACAGCAACAAGTTGTCTAAAATTGATGCTAATGAGATTTTATCTCTTTTAGAGAAGAATGCTGAATTTGACGATTTAATTTCAAAGATATTAGATGAACGTTTATCTTTGGAAAAAAACAAGTTCAAGGTTGCGGCAATATCGATTGTATTAAAACGTTTAGAAAGAGCGAAAAGTCTTTTAGAATCATTAGATCGGGTGGAAGAAGAAATATTTGGCAATCGTTTGACTAGAATGAGTAGTGCGGCGTTAGTGAATCTTTATCGTGAAATCAATCAGAATGTAAGGTATATGGTTGAATTGTTATCTCATTATGACGAATATGTAAATAAGTCTGGATTACAAGTGAATTTGGTTCAGCAGTTAAATTCAAGTTCTGATGTTGTTTCTGCGTCTCAAAAAGTTGAGAACAATGTTGAAATCAATGCTTTAGAAGCTATAAGGCGGTTAGGTGAGATTTTATCAAATAAGACAAAAGATTTGGAATCAATTAAAAATTCAGAAACAATTGAACATCAGTTTTTTGATGAAAACGATTTGAAAACAAAGGATTAAAAAAAAGTTAAAGTATGTCTTTGGATGTTATTGTTAAGCATAATTCATTTGAGCAATTTGCTCAGCAGCTTGAGAAAATTGATAAAAATGGAGCAAAGTATTTTAATTCTTTACCTCAAGAGGTTCAGAGAAAAGTTTTAGAGCTTTTATTGTATCATGATAACGAGAGATTTCAGCGATTATCTGAGATTTTGTATAAAGATGCTTTTTACATGACGCCACCGACGATTGAAGAGTTTTTGAATGATCCTTATTTTTTTGGGAAATTGGTTTCGGGCATGTTTCCGAAATGGAAAGAAAATTTAATTGAGAAAGTTTTTCATCCATCAAAAAATGTAACAGAAATTATTTTAACTGGAGCGATTGGTGGTGGAAAATCATATTTTATGCGTGTTGTGCAGATGTATCTTGTTACAAAGTTATTATGTCTTCGCAATCCGAATCGGATTTTAGGTATTGCTGACGGAGATAATATTGTTATTGGTTTTTTTAATGTTACGGTTAGAAAGGCATATACCGATCAGTTTATTCCTTTTCAGCAGCTTATGTTACGTTCTCCCTTTATCAGGGAGCGTGCGCTTTTGACAAGAAAAATTGAGAGCAAGGTTAATCCTGAGACACCTTTTAGGGATTCGACAATCATGTTTGCGTTAGGGAGTTCAGCAGTTCATGCATTAGGACAGAACACAATTTCTTGTCAATTAGATGAAGCAAATTTTTCTTCAAGACGTAGATTAAATTATGGTGAAATTGAACGTGCGATGGAAACTTATCAAGCAATAAAAAACCGTATTTCATCTCGTTTTGAAGCAAAGATGCGTATTTTTTATCATTATTTTATAATGATGATTGCTTCATCTAAAACATTTAGCAATTCATTTGTTGATGCGCATATTGAAAAAGTTAGAAATGATCCTCACACATTGATTTTTGATTATAGTGAATGGGATGTTAAACCACCTGAGACATATGAGAGAGATGAGCATGGGAATATAAAGATGTTTCGTATTTTAGTAGGAGATAAAAGAATTAGAAGCAGAATTTTAGAAGATGATGAAGTTGTTAGTGATAATGTTCGTGTTATTCAAGCTCCTTTATCTCTTAAACCATATGCAGAGTACGATCTTGAAGAATTTTTGCGTTCTCGTGCAGGAATTGTAACGTTTAATGAAAAGAAATTTATTCCGAGAGATGACTATGTAGAAGAAATTTTTAAAAATTCTCAAATTTCTAATCCTTTTATTTCAGATTCTGTTGAATGTTCTTTAGGTGAGAGCACGCCTTTAGCTTCTTATCTTAAAATTGATGAAATTACAGTTGAAACTCCATATGGACGTCGTCCGAAGATTAATCCTTCTTATCCAAGATATGTTCACATTGATTTGTCAAGGAATCATGACTATACAGGGTTTTGCATGGGTACGTTTTATGAGTTTAGAGAATCTTTGCTTCAGAAAGGAGTGTATAATCCTTGTATTTATATTGATATGGCATGTCGTTTTGAGTATAAACAATCTGAGATTGATTATGAGAGGATAAGAAATTTTATTTATTATTTAAATGATGTATTAGGATTTCAGATTAAGCAAGGATTGATTACGTTTGACCAGTTTCAATCTACTGATTCGATACAGATTTTGAATAAAAAAGGTTATCGAGCGGAATTGCTTCCTAAGAATGCTGATATACATTCTTATTTAAAGTCTGCGATTTTAGGTCGTTATATTGTTTGTCATAGAAATTTAATTTTGTATAAAGAGGTATTGAATTTAGAGCGAGATAGCAATGGTGTGGTTCAGAAGCCACTTTTTAACATGGACGGCACATCTGGCACAGACGACGTGGTAGATGCGGTATCAGCAGTTTGTTATCATATTATTACAAACTATCAGTTTTCACAGCAAACAAATGAGTCTATCAATTCTTTTGGAAATTTTCTAAAAAACAATCCTTTTTTTATAACACCAAGTTTTTATGAAAAAAAGTTACAAGCTACTATTTACAATTATAGTAGCAGTGATTATGAACCAACTTGATATAAAGGTTTTATAAATATAGTTTTATCATATGACTAAGTTATTTAACAATTTTCCGTCTATAAAAAGTTCTGTGTGTAATCTTAAAGAATTACTTGTTTTTAAAATATCTTGGAAAACAGATTCTTTCAAAACAAAATTTACCAGAGATTTTTTTACAAAAAAGTTTGTATACGATAAGTATTTTTATTTTATTTATATTTTTATTTTATTTGCCTTAATTTATTTATTTTTTAATAAATGGGTAGCTTTGTTTTCTACTCTTTTATTTAATTTTGTTTGGGAGTTTAAAAATTCGTTTTTTATTTGTCGTTCGATGTATTGCAAGAAGATATGTTTATCAATTTGTGGGTTAGGATTTTCGGTTAGAAATTTCTTGTCAGGTTTATTTAGTTCTTTTTTAGTATTTATGATTATTTCGGTTTTACATTTACACATTCAAAGCAGTTTTGTTGTATTTATTTTATTGCTTTTTTTAGGGATATTTTTTTATTTACATTGTTTAAAAATTTCTGGTGTATTTGATTTAAGTTTTAAGTTTGATAAAAATAGTTCAAAATAATTGTTTTGATAATTTTTAATATAATTATGTTTTTAGGACGACCTAATCAGGTTTTATGGAAGACGCTCAGCATGAGGGATTATTTAGGGCGTAATGCTGAGTTTGAAGTTTTTTATCAGCCGAGAAGTTTAAAGAGTTTGCATATTGTTAATTCAGGTGTAGGGTATCAGTATGATTCTTTACAGCCTTTTATTAGTGCGGTGATACGTGTTGGGGATGTCAATGTTGATTGTTTAATAAGAACAAATCGTGCTGGTGAGGTTTTAGAGATTAGTCCGCCTTTAGGTGTTTCTGAATCAGATTTTCTTTCTTTAATTCGTTTTACTGAGAAAATTGGTCGTGAGTTTTCTATTTACCAGAAATCATATATATCAGATTTAACATCTATTCCTTCATATATTCGTGGTGAAGGTGCTCGTATTGTAATTCGTGATTTTCATTTTGCTTCACAGAATCCGTTTCAGGTTATAGATGGTGGTTCTTTATATGAAGCAAGTAGAACTCGTGTTAAAGTATTTAGGAATTATACGACTTGGGATTTATATCCTATTCAAATGAGTGTTACGGTATCTAATAATCAAATTACTGGAATTTCCTTAGTTTCTCAAAATTCGGGTATTTGTTTTTATGATTTTCCGATTATTGTGATTGAGCGATTTTCTCAGCTTTATGAAGTGCCTGCCAATCAAATGTGGATAGTGAAGATTTCTCCTAATAAAATTCCAGTAGAAGTGAATGCTGATGGTCGTTCATTTTTTTTAACTTCGGAAAATTTTTATGAGATGCCTATTTTTGCTGGAGATAATTTTCGTATTTCCGTTTATGAGGATAGGTATCGTGAAGGATTGGTAGGGCTGCAGGGAATCAGTCGTGATACAGATATAAGGATTGTTATTTTTTCTTATACAGGTTCAAATGTTTCTCGTCCGCCAGGATTAAGTTTAAATAGCATAAGCTTTTAGTTTCATATGAAGAAACGTGAGGGTTTAGTATATCTTGTTTTAAATCGTGTTTGGCTTTCGCTTTCTAAGGTTTTTGGACGTGAGGCCATTACAGATAGTCGTTTGAAAGATAATGTTGCTTCAGCTTTGAAAGAGCCGTTTCCGATGTTATCGGCAGCGGCTCTTTCTTTTGATAGAATATCTCGATATAGGGATTATGAGGATATGGATGCAAATTCAGCTTATATTTCTACTGCATTAGATATTTATTCTTCGGATTGTACACAGTTTGATGCATTTGTGAATGCCACAGTTTGGGTGAAATCAGAAGACAAGGAAATTGCAAAGATTTTGAATCGTTTTCTTCAAGAAACGATGGAAATTGAAGAAGTTGCAGCAACTGAGTGTCGCAATATTGCTAAATATGGAAGCATAAAAAATTTTTATTTAATTAAAGAGGGGAAAGGAATTGTTAAAGTATATCCTATTATTGATGATATTTATGTTTTAAGGATTGAGGATAGCACGGGTCGTCTTTTAGGGTACAAGAGGGATCCATCGTCATCGGCTGCGATAATGCCTTCTTCTATTATGGCGACCACGTTATCTTCTGATGCATTTGATTTTAAGTATTATGAAATTGGTCATGCTCGTATTAGGGAACGTCCATATCTGAAGACGGTTAATAATCAGCCGACTGGTGTTTTGAATGATTTTGCGGTTGAGGGATATTCTTTAATTGAGAATGCACGTCGTCCAGTTCGAGATTATGAGCTTTTGAAAGAAGCGGTCATGGTTTATCGTATTACACATTCTATCGATAGACTTGAGCACAAGATTGATTTAAGTGGTAAAGCACCTGATGAAGGATTAGATTATATGAATCGTTACATGAATGCATTAAAAAGACGTGAATATGTTGATCAAACAACTAAGCGTGTTTCACTTATGCCTAATCTTCCTTCGTTTATGGAAGATTTATTTACACCAGTCTGGAAAGATAGTTTAACAAGTTCTACACTTCTCAAAATTACAGGAGATGTATCTAGTATTGAAGATTTAAAATTATTGCAAGAAGAGATTGAAGGAGCATTAAAGTTTCCACCTGGATTTCTTTTTAGAAATGATGGTGCTTCTATTCAGTTTAATCGTCCTCTTTCATATGATAACATTATTTTAGCTCGTCATATTGATAAGCTTCAGAAGGCATATCGTCAATATATTCATAAAACTTGTTTGACGCATCTTATTTTATCTGGAAAAGATGTAACTCCTAATCAGTTTATGGTGTTAATGAGTCCAGTATCGCACGCAATAGATTTGCAAAAGATGGAAGTTTTGTCTTCACTTATCAATAATGCTGGACAGCTTTTGCCTCTTGCTGAGAATTTAGGTGTAGATAAAACATTATGGAACAAGTATGTTTTTCGTTTAACTTTGGGAAGAATTGATTTTGGTGAGGTGATTGATTCTATTGGTCATTATCAAGCACAACAAGCAACAAACTTGGTGCTTAAAGTTAAAGAACAAGTAATGGATAGAGATAAAGAATTTGAAAAAAGATTTCCTTCTCATGCAAAATATCTTTTAGAATCTTATCGTAAATTTATGGATTCAAAAGAATTTGATGAATTTGCTGAACAAATTCAAAATTTTGTGGAACAATATATATCTAATCCTTATCATGAAGCGTATCAATCTTATCACAGGATTATGAATAGGGATGTATATGATACGTTTTATCGATTAAAAAGTATTCGTTCAACTTCTATTGACAATTCTTCTTCTATAAAACGTGTTAATCCTTTTTTAGAAGATAGTTTATAAATTTCTCATTATATCTTAAAAAAAGAGAATTTATCTTTTATTTTTAAATAAATAAAACTTTTTTTGCATATGAAAAATCTTGTTGAACGAGCTCGGGAAGAAGTTTTTTCTTTGAATCTTGTTTCAAAGGAAGCATATGAAAATTTTTTTGTGGATAATTATTATGGAGATAATGATATTGCGAAGCATGTAATAAGGATGAAGTATTTATGTGAGTTAGATGGGGACAATTTAGTTTTGTTTTGGTATCGGATTGCGAAGGCGGTTGCAAGTGTAGAGGATACAGAGGCGAAGCGTCTTTCTTTTACGAAGATATTTTTTGATATTTTGAAAGATTTTTCTTTTGTGCCTGGTGGGCGTATCATGTTTGCTGCGGGAAACGTTTTTGTAAATTCTACGTATCAGAATTGTTATGTAAATCCTATAAAGAATGATTCTTTGGAAGCGATTTATTCATGTCTTTATGAGATGGCACAGACGTATTCTAAGGGTGGTGGCGAAGGTACTTGTTTATCGGTATTAAGACCTAAGAATGCTTTTGTTTCGAATTCTGTGGTAGGTTCTCCAGGTGCGACTTCTTTTATGGATTTATTTTCAATAAGCACGTCAACAATTGCTCAGAATGGACGTCGTGGGGCATTGCTTTTATGTATAGATGATTGGCATCCTGACGTAGAAAGTTTCATAAATATAAAGAATGATGGATTTTCTGATTATATTGATCAATTTTCGCAGTATGATTTTGATTTAGCGAAAGATTTTTATTATCGTTTTTCGGATAGGCGAAAGGTTTCATTTGCAAACATTTCTGTTAAGTTTTCAGATAAGTTTATGCAGGCGGTATTAAATGATGAGGAATGGGAGTTAAAGTTTCCTGATTATGAAAATCATGATTTGATTATAGAGGCATTTGAGAAGTTACCTGAGGAAAAAAAGAAAAAATTATATTTTTCAAATCTTGGTAAACTTTCATCTTTTTCTGATAGAAAAACTTTAAGTCGTTTGATTTATGATGTTTTTTGGTATGGTGATATTCAGGATTGGGAGAGTTTAGGGTTTCCTGTGAAGGTTTATTATCGTGTGAAGGCTAGGGATATATTTGACAAGTTTATTTTTTCGGCGCATTCATCGAGTGAGCCTGGTGCATTATTTATTGATCGGGTGAAAGAAAATTGGACGATGTCTGAAGTTCCTTTATCACCGAATCCTTGTGGTGAGCAGTTTTTAGATAATTATTCAAATTGTTTATTAGGTCATGTAAATTTGTTTTCGTGTTGGGATATTGAGAACAGGAGATTTAATTATAGCAAGTATCGATATTTGGTTCGAATGGGAGTGCGTTTTTTAGATAATGTGGTAACGTTAGGAATAGAGCGTCATGCATTAAAGGAGCAAAGGGACAAGGCAAGGATGTATCGGCGTATTGGTTTAGGGATTACGGGTTTAGCGGATTTATTTTTGATGCAGGGAATAACATATGGTGATAAAGAATCTTTGGAAATGAGTGATGAATTAGGTCGTATTTTCATGGTAGAGTCTATGAATGCATCTATTGATTTAGCGGCGGAGCGTGGTTCATATGCGGCGTTTTCGGAGAATGAGTTTATGCAGTCTAAACAAGTGAAAGAATTTTTCAGTGTTTATCCAGATATTTATGAAAAGTTCAAGCAGAATGGAATAAGGAATGTGATGTTATCATCTATAGCGCCTGTTGGGACAGGTTCAATCATTGCGGAGTTATTAGGTTCTGGCATTGAGCCTGTGTTTGCTTATTTTTACAATCGTCGTGTAAAGAATCCAGATGGTGAAACTTATCAGATGTTTAAGGTATCAGCGAAAGCAAAGTGTTTGAAGTATTTGAATGTTGATTGGGACAATATGCCTGCGTATTTTGTTTCTGCATATACAATTGATGCTAAGGATCGTGTGCAAATGCAGTCGATGTGGCAGAAGTATATTATGAATGCAATTTCAAGCACTTGTAATTTACCTAAAAATGTGGATAAAGAGACGGTAAAAGATCTTTTTATTTTAGCTTGGCAATCAGGATTAAAAGGGTTTACTATTTACAGAGACGGTAGCCGTGCAGGTATATTGATTACAGAGTGATATACGTATAGTGTGAGAGATTGTTTTATATTTTTTCAGACAAGTTAGATTTGGATAGAAATGTATCGTTATTAAGATACTATTATTAAGTTTGATAGGATTTTTTTATTTTTTTATTTGTTAATTTTCTTTAAAAAATAAAACTCATTTGAACTATGTATTTTTATCGTGTTTTTACTGAGGCTGATGAAAATGAGAAAACTTCTAAAGTATCATCATCAGGCAAGTTATATCAAAAGTTTGTCAAATTGACAAAGGATATTAATCCGAATGAATTTTCAGATTATTTAAAAGAGTTTCAGAGTTTAAAGAGAAAAAAGTCAGTGGAAGATTTTCAACAGGCGGTTGAAACTTTAGGAATTAGAATAAATCCTAGATTCAAAGCTAATAGTCCGAGTGCATATGAGAGATTTGAAGATTTAAAGAAAGTTGTGGATCATCTGATTGGTTCTGTATATGAAAGTTTGGATGAATCAAAACCAAGCAATAAGCAACTGATTCAAAAACTCAATGAAGCTTACAAATCCCTGGAGCTATTCAACAAATTATCATCTATTGAGAAGAAAAAGTTTTTATTATATTTTCGTAATAAAACAGAATATATTTCTTATCGTTATTTTAAAATTTGTCCTATTGAAGTAAAAAAATTATACATGTCTTTAAAGTATTTAATGTATCCAGACATATTTAAAGACGTTTATACGATTCCAGATTTAAATGCACATCGAAAAATGATTGGGAAAAAAATTTTAGATGAGCATGATGTGTATAGACCAGATTTGGCTTATTATATTTTAGAAGTGAATTTATCTTCATATGTTGGTTCTTTTTCAGGAGAAGAATGGACAGAAGTTTTGAAACACATTTTATGGGGTCCAATTAAATTTTATAGAAATTACACTTGGGGAAAAACTTTAGATAGTTTTTACAACAACGTATGTGAAGAATACATAAAAAAACACGTTCTTCAATATGTTAAATATGTTAGTAAACCAGAAGAAATTCTTTCCGACTCCGAACTACATATAGAAGGATTTTTTTGGAAGAGAAATTATGCTATTTTGCAACATATGAGTTATGAACAATTAGTTCGTGTGTCTGAAAAAACAGATTCAATTCAAAATAAAATTTTACCCTTGATATTTGATAAAGCTGATGAGGATCCAGAATATAGTAATAAGTTAGATAAAAATCTGCTGGATAAATTGGTGCGTAAATTTTTTATGTATAATTCAGAAAATATTTATTTCAGCGATATTGGTTATTTATTTAAGTTTTTTAAAGCGAGTGAAATTCACAAGTTAATTTTTGAAATAGATTTTGATAATGTTACTTCAAAAATATTTGATTATATGATAGCAAGACATTTAGAAAATGATAAACAAAAAAAACTTGCTATCAGACTTGCATGTGATTCTTATTTTTATCTCCAAAAGAAAAAACTTTTTGAAAAAATTATTAGAATGATTGAAATAGGTTTAGGTGAAAATATTTTTAATCGAGATGAGTTGAATTATTTAAAAAATAATACCAAATCAGATGAAATTAGAGAATTAGTAAAAAGAAAACTTAAATTTGGTAGTTTGAAAGAAAAATTATCAGACGTAGGTCGTCTATTTTCTCGTTCAAGACGAGAAATTGATCTTGAGTCTTATATGAGAAGACCAAGAGAAAGGTATTTTGATTAAACGTGTAATTTATTAGTATTTATGAATAAAATAAGAAAAAAAGACTAAAAAATGCTTTGTTATCGTTTATTTATAGAGGAATATTTTTTAGAGAATGTTTGGAAAAATGCGATTCAGAGACTAAAGGATACTGCACCGGATGTTCCAGAATCTACTATATCATTTTATGTAAATGAGTTTAAGAATTTGAAGAATCAGAAATCATTACAGCAGTTTAGGGATGCTGTAGAGCTTTTAGAAATTGAGGTGAATAGTCAGTATCCTTTAAATGACATTAGTGCATATAAGACATTTGAGGACTTAGAAAAGGTTGTAGATTATTTAAAGAGTGTATATGCTAAGCCTCCAAAAGATTTTTCTTTAGATATACAGATTGAAGGTGCGAAGACGATTTACAAGGATGATGAGGTTGAGATTTATAGAGGATTAACAAGAAAGGCGTGTATTGAGTATTCTACAGGATACAGTTGGTGTATTGGGCGTCCAGGTGAAGGAAATCTTTATTATGTATATCGTTTTAAAGAGCATGAGCCTACGTTTTATTTTGTTAAAGATTTAAAGAAGATTGAAAAGGAGAATTTTCTTTCATTAAGACAAATAGGAGCTTCAGTAGGAGTGGATTCTTTTAAAGATAAATATCATTTTTTTGTTATCCAGGTGCCGAAGAATGGACGTCAGAGGGATGTTTATTTTGTAACGTCGGCAAAGAATGATGGGGATAAACAGATGAGTTGGAGAGAAATTGTATCAATATGTCCTGCGTTATCTGATAAGCAAGATTTATTTGAGTATGTTCCTCTAAATGAACTTGAAAGAAAAGCAAAAGATAAGTTTTATAATAAACCATTACCTTCATTAAAGGAGTTTGCGAATTTATCATATGAGGAAAAACAGATATTTTTAGCGGTTAGAGTTAATTCATTAAGGGATTTACCAGATGAGTATTTCTTTTTACTTCCTGATAGTTTGAAGAAAGAGTTTATAGCAATGGGACTTGGGTTAACGCCAAGAATGTATATGTATATTATTAAAGATAAGGATTTAAATAAGTATAGAGAAAAGGTTGGAGACACAATTTTAACTGCTGATAATCAACATGTTAGAATTTCACCAGCAATGGTTTATTACTTTTTAGGATTGAATTTAGACAATTATGTTAATATTAAATATAAGGAAAGATTTGAATCTGTTTTATTACAGCTTATAAATTTTGATAAATATGATGATAAAGATTATTGGAAAAAATATATTAAATATATTGAATATGTTGAAAATAAATGTTATTTTTTAGGTAATATAAATGAACAAAGAATAAAGCAAATTGCATCAGTTCTTAAAGAATCACAGATACGTGATAGTATTTTACTTATGATTTCAGAAAAATTTGGAGAAAATTTTGTGGAAGAAGAAGATTATATTTCATATTTAAAAGACATGAAGGATAGAGATATAGTTAATTTACTAATGTGTTCAAAAAATCCTAAACGAATTGTTAAGGTATTAAAACAAAATGAATATAATCATTTTTTACATAGTCTTGAAACTAAAGAAGTGCTTAATTTAGTAAAGTCTTTAAGAAATGATTCAGAATTTTTAGATTGGATTGCTTCAAATCTTAGTGAATCACAAATAAATTATGAAGTTTTGCTTATAATTCTTTATGAATGTGGGGAAGAAACTTTGGAGCGAGAGATGTACAAATCTCTTTTACATAGTGTTAAAACTCATGATTTGTCTAGTTTAATAGAGTATGCAAAAAGTAATCGCTGGATTGCTTCAAATATTGATGAATCACAAATAGATAATTATATTTTACATTTAGTTTTTAAAACTTTTGGAGAAGAATTTTTAAATCAAAAAAAATACAAATCTTTTCTTCATAATCTTGAACCTTCAAAAATAGATCATTTATTTTATTTATCAGATAAGAGATTTTTGAATTGGGCTGCTTTAAATCTTAAAGATTCGCAAATATCGTTTAATGTCTTGTATAATGTTTTTTCTAAGTGTGGGAAAGAAGTTTTGGAACAAAGAAGATATAAGTCTCGCCTTGATGAATTTCCTATTTATCAAATAGTTAATTTAATATATTTTTCACCAAATCGAGATTGGATTGCTTTAAATCTTGATAAATCAAAAGTAGATAAATATTTATTAGGAATAATTTTGTACAATTGTAGTTCTGAAGTTGTTAATGAATATAAAAAGTATTTTAATTTAGATTAAAAATAAAATAATTTAGAGTAATATGATTGCTTCAGCAGATTTTCATCCTTTTGTTAATATTTATATTGAATCAATTTTTAACAAAGAAGGAATAAGTGCAATCAATCAGGGAAAAATTACGGATGCGTTTAAGAGTGTTTTAGATTCGTTTGATTTATCTTCACAAGAAGATACTCGTTTTTCTTCTGACGGAAGAATAAAATATATTCGTGTACCTAACAAATTGATTGCAGACAGTCGTGTTACAGTAAAAATGGATCTTTCGAATCAATATACTTGTGATTTTGCACTTTATTTGCCTGATGGTTTAGAGTGGTGGTATTTTATTCCTTATTACGGTAGAACAGTTATAATTGATGCAGGATATATTGGTTCTTCTCAGAAAACTTATTTATCACGTTCATTTGCTGGTATTATAAAAACTATTTCTCCAGATTTTTCTGGACTTATTCCTAAAATTTCTTTTCAGGTTTATGATCTTCTTTTACAAGGAATTCAGCAAAACACATCATATGTTATACCTTCGGCAATGGTTGAAAATCAGGCATTGAAATTTTCTATTATGGCTGCTTATTATTCGAAAGAATATGCAGATAAAAATATTTTTAAGGAGTATGCTCCTACTATTTGGACGCAAAAATATACAAGCAATGCTGATAGACAAGCTCATTTGGCATCTGTTTCACTGAACAAAAAAGGTTTTTCAGAGAAGAAAAAAGAACAAAGTAAAAAAGAAATCGAAGAAACTGAAAAAGCGGCTAAACTCACATCAGAAGAAACGATTGGAAGTTTGTTTTCTATTTTAATTGAAAATAAATAAAAAATGAAAATAAATAAAAAAATATGTTTATTGGTTTGTTGATTTATAATAACAAGGTTAAAGTTGAGAATGTATCAGTACATTATCTTATTCAGGAATTTTTAGATAAACTTGAAAAAATAGAAGGATT